GGGTACAGTATCGATCGGGCGATTTGGAAAGAGTTTCCAATCGGGATCGTATTTGTGTAACAATGCTTTATAAATATTAAGTAATCCAAAACTGTTAAAACCGCAGTCATAGATTAGACTCGCGATGCGAATGATTGTAAGAACCGGTGTGTCAATCGGGTCTTCTGTGAAGAGAGCAAGACATAAACATGTCAGCTCATCTCTGGTGACGTTTGAACCGTAGAAATTGTGTCCGAGAAAGTGAACTTGGGTCCAATTCGAAGTTATAATTGATTTCTCGACGTTCAATCTTAATCTGAACTGATTGAAATAGTCGGCGCATTCGTCGACGTCTGCGAATTTGAAGGGAGCGACGAATATTGAATCGTCTCCCATTACATATGTCGGAAAGCACTTGTCATACTTTTCAAACTGAAAAGAGTAGATTAAAATTAAATTAACGATAGAGTCTATGAGTTGAGTGAAAAATGATCCGGAAGGAACACCGCACTGAACTAAGTATAGTTTGCCGTCTGGCATGACCACTGGTGTGTTCATAAACAGGTAACGACAGAAGTTGTAGACGTTTTCTTCAAAGTCGTCTTCGAATTCAAAGAAAGTATAGACTATATCCCACGCTTTTGAGATTAGCCATCGAGGGATCGAGGCGTCAAATGCACTAAAGTCTAGGCAATAGCAGACGAATTGTTCGTCTTGCACTAGTCTTGTAATTTCGTAGGGCATTTCCTTATTGATATCACGACCAATAAAGAGTGGCGTGTCCTCTAGTAAGAGGCGTTCCATTAGGGGTTGACCGAGAAGGGACTCAATCAGAATATGGTGAAAAGCTCTGCCCCAAACATGTCTTATCTTTGGTGTAGTTCTCATCGCCAATTGGCTTCTGGCATATGCCTTGTCTGGCACGGGTTTGTAAGTTTGACCTTCTTGTCTGAACTGATAAAGAGCGCGGGTTGCGTTCTTTCGAGCCCAGGGATAGTTGTCTTTCTTCTTCCCTATATATCCATAGCCGGCAGCTGAGTTGCCAACGTATTTAACGGAATCGATTTTGTAGGTGGGTATTGGTTTGACTTTCTTAATGTTTGTGAAGTCATTCTTTACTTGAGCAACTGCTCGTTGTATTGATTTTGACTTTTCAAGTCGTGACCAGAGTTCCACTTCTTCATCAACATCGTGTTGGAATTGAAAGAAGTTCGCGTAATGGCGTTCTTCTGTGTACATTCCTCGCGTGTACTCATCGAGGGCATTTAAGGTCGCTTGATCGAGAGCTCCATTGAGGTACTCTCTGACGTGTGGGTCTTCATAGTGACCACCTTTCATGAGGTTGTATCGCGGTAGGCGACGGAGATAAGTGATTGTTGAAGAGCTTCGAAATTGTTGTCTAACTTTCTTGAGATCCATCTGCAAAGAAAAATTCATTATTAGATTGCTCTTAACAACTACAGTGAAATAAAAAGAGTTA